TCAGTGTGTATGTGCCTAAGTTTTGTGTGCTTTGTTTTGGTGGGTGTGTTCGGCGTTGCTTTGGCATGGTTTGTTTCTAGCGCGGCGCAAGCGCCTTGCTCTCAGTTAGCGGTTGCTGTGCTTTGTTGTGATGTTTAGGTTTGTTGTTTGTTTTGGTATGTCATCGTTATGTTTGTTGTATGTAAAGCCTAATGCTGTTAATCCCCCCGCTCGCTGCCATCACTCGAGCACCCATATCTTTAACCGTTGCATGATCATGTATCGCTACATAGATCAACTACCCGCGCTTTCCGCGTGTTGCACACATCATTGCACTGATGCAAGCCATGCCCGTTATTTAATTTTGTGAGTGAGCTACAACTAATCTGCCAATATATTCTGAAACCTGCGGCACAATAGCATTGCCTAAACCTCTAAGTCTGTCCACCCTATTGGAAACCCCATCAGCCACTCGACCCATGCTGGGTTCAATTTGCCACCAATCACCGATGGATCTAATTCCGCAATCCGATTTTCTAAATTCTGTGGTTTGCCAATCGCCCGAGAATATATCGTGTGATTTCTCTGATCCCCTAACGCCGCTCTTGGCGTGGGATACATCTGCACAAACTGTTCTAATTTGCTCTTGTAACCTTTCTTTTTTAAATTCTTTTTTATTGATTGAGGATTGTCTGCCATCGCTTTGCTTGCTCGCGGGGTAGGCAATGATAAACAATCGATTGCGGCGATGGGGCGCACCCAATCCGGCTGCAGAAACAACACGCCATTGCGCGTCATACCCGATTTCGGCAAGGTCTGCAATGACTTCCAATCCCCCCATAGAGAGATGCCCAGCCACATTTTCCAAGATCGCGTAGCGGGGTCTAATTCCGCTAATGGCATCTCGAAACCATCGCCATAGGTGTCTTGGATCATCTTTACCTTTTCTTTTTCCTGCGGTGCTGAAAGGTTGGCAAGGATATCCGCCGCAAATAACATCAACTGGCTCAACTTTGTTCCAATCTATTTTTGTTATATCACCTAAGTTTGGCACATTTACCCAATGTTTTTTTAGCACTTGGCAAGCAAATTTATCAATTTCAGATTGCCACATTATTTTCATGCCTGCGCGTTCTAGACCTAAATCAAAACCGCCAATACCAGTAAACAATGATCCAACCGTCAAACTCATTTGGGTGGCATCGCTTTCAACGCATCGATCACTTTGCTTACATCGCGTTTAGTTAAATCACCTGTGGCATTAATCTGCCTACCTAACACAGTCGAGCAATAAGCTTTTAAATCATCTTGCTTAATGTTTTGCCCGTTAGCTAACGCCCGCATCATTCCTAATTGCTTAGGCGTTGCATACTCTTGAACCGGTGCGTCAGGAAACGGCATCTCAACATCGTGCATTGGCACAACGGTAGCCAGCTGAGTAGGTTGCCTTGATTGCGCGATCTGCACTTCATCACGGGATGCAATGCTTTTGCCTATACCCATGCCCAAAAATCCGAGCGCCCGTCCCAAACAGCTTGTGCTCGCATTCATCATCTCACTGCCGCGCGTGTAAGGCGTTTTGCCCGGTATTTGCTCCCAGCAATAAGCCACCATCGGATTTGTATCATTTGCATCGCGCCAAACCGTGCAACTTATCTCAACATATTTTTGTTGCTCAACTTCAATGATGTGCGGGCGGCTTTCCTGAATACGAAGTTCAGGAAACTTTGCCAATGCCATCGCTAAGCGTGTAGGAACATCTACATAATCGCCTAAGTTAAAACCGCTCACACTGCCTGCCAAACTATTGCATCGTTGCCGGCTCGAGTAAGCCGAGTTTGTTTGCTGTCTTTGATATAGCCATCTTTCACTAATGATCCGCGTGTAGGTCTAACCGTGTTGCCTGACATGCCTAACGCTGTTTCTATTTCCTCATCAGTTGCGGACTGTGCAAGCAAATATTGATACACCCGTTGCCGATATGTGCCCGTTTTAGGTAGCACTTTTATGGCGGCTTTAAAGCTTGTGTGCTGGGCATCGTGATGCATTGCCACCGTATTGCGATCTAGTGCTGGTCTTTCAGTAATGCCACCTAAACCTATTGACGGGGTAAACATCTCAAGCTGCATTGTTTCAGTATTCACGATGAAACAGCCTTTCAAGCCGGCTTACCTCAGCATCTCTTTCTTTTAATCTTTCGCGCAAATCCGTGATAATTGATAACAAATATTTGAGCTCAATAATCGCAGATTTTAGATCTTGCACTAAATCACCATCATCAAACACATATTCACTACACCAATTTTCTAGATTGCGGATGTTTTTATTTGTTACCAGCGCCGTTTGATCAATCAATGGCACGCGCTTAGCTGTTATTTCATCCATGACTTTCATCAGCGCTTTAAGTTGCTGTATGTCAGCGTTAAAATCAGGATCAAATTGCTCAGCCATTTTCAGACCACCTAGCAAGCAATGTTTCAAGTTGCTTAAATGTGCAAACACTCGACAAAGCACCTACTAATGCTTCGACTGCGTTTTCACCGTAACGCTGCCGCACAACAATGCACAGATCATTAATTACTTCTACATCAAATTTCTCGGACATGTTAACCCTTTCTCTAGTTAATGATTATTTAAATAACTTACCATAAGCGTGTATGCGCCTAACACAGCTGCAACTATGTAGTGCCTCATTTGCCACCCCATGCCCGCCATCCGTTGCTGTAGCGGTATATGGCAAGACCTGCCCGCAAATTAGTTTCCAAATCAAACAGATCTTGGCATGTGTCGAGTAGTCCTAAAGCTTGCATGTAGCCCTGTTTGTAGTAGCGCGATGGTAAGCACCAAAAATCATTTACCTGCAGAGCGCCGTAAGACTGCCCTACTGTGTCAGCTTTATTAAAAGCATCCGGCTGGCATCGGCTTTCACGCTGAGCTACCGCAATCAAAGTAGTGAGCTCGCTTTCATCCCAGCCCACATAGCGAGCCATTTCAAACACCGCATCACAGCCTTTTAGAGCCGTTTTAAGCGTAGTTGTGGGTATGACTGGGCTTGCATAGCCTTCAAAAATCTCTGCGTGTCTAAGCGCTAAATCTTGGGCTGTAGGTGCGGGCGGCGGTTTCAGAATAAATAACGAAGTCAACGCAGCAACCATTGCTATTACTGTTTTAGATAAAAGGGTCATGAGACCACCTAACCTTTCTCGGATTGGATAAACTTACCCTAGTTAAAGGTTTAGACCGTTTGCGGGATTACGCTAAAAACCTTATTCCAAGCGCTTTTTACAGCATTGACATCTTTTAATAGTTCGTGATCCACCTCGACATGCAGCCAATCCCCATTTGAGAATTTGCCTTTGAGCCATGTGCCGCGATCACATTTCCAGCTGCGGTTTTGCGAATAGTTAATCACTAGGGCAATGCCTAATGTGTCTGCGTTTTGCAAAAGTTTGTTTAAATAAACCATTGCAAGTTGCTCGCCATCCTTGCAACCTAATTGCTTGTCTTGCATATACCGGTAAGAAAGATCTACTGCCAGCCCTCGAGCGTGATTGCTGATAATGCCGGGCTTGCCTCGCACATCGCGCACTACCCAGCTGCCGTTATTCCACAAAACGCCGTTGCTGTTTTTTACTGCGTGTCTAATCCACTCATCCATGCCGGGAATAGGTTTGCTAACTACTGGCTGTTGAGCAATTAGATAAGGTTTAGTCATCTAGATCCTCTGATGTTGTGTTTCTGTTTTTTATGCCGTTAGATGCCACAAGCCCGGAAAGTGTGCCAGTTAAAAAAACTACGATGGTGCTCATTAAATCAATGAAAGCCGCGTCATTGGGCGATTGCTCGAGCGGCTGCGAAATAAAAAGCAATCCGCCGATCATGCCCAGCACAATTAAACTAAAAACTATTGCAAGTAAAACGCCTACTGTTACTACCATGCGAGCATGTAGCTCATTTGGTGTGTATCGGTAGCGCCTCATGGTGTGATGCCGCATCGATCCGGCACATTGCAATTAGTTAGTGCCGAGTTTTTTACCCGTGATTTAACCGTTATTGTGTTTTCGCGTGTTGTTTCGCAAGCGGTCAACATTACCAAGATTGCCAAACTAGCCAAGTAGTGCGGCGGCTTCATCTGCTGTTATTCCAAGTTTGTCTAAAACGGCTTGACGCGCTACTGCTTGTGCGTCTGCTTCTGTTGTGTCAAAAATTGGTTGTTCGTCTTGCAAACTTAAAATTTGACCGTCTGCAATATGCGGTTCATAATTGTTATCGTTTGGACCAAACGCAATAATTTTGTTTTGCTGATTTTTTACTACTTTATATTTCATTGTGGAAACTCCGTGATAATTATTGACGACGCGTAAACGCCACCCATTTTTCTTTGACCACTAAAACCGTTGAAAGTTATTGTGCCGGCAGAATCGCTACCGATACGCACCTTAAAAGTAGTTGCACTAGTTGTTCCAGCCGCCATAACATAATTTAACGACATTGTGTCTGTGCCTGTTCCAATACCGTTGTATTCTGAGATTGCCGCTAAAGCGTTAGCGGTGCTGTCTTGAAACAATGCAAGATTTTTTGTGCTTGCCGCACTATTTGAACAAACGGCTGTTACTTCAATAACGAGTTTATTTGTTGCTGAAGTTGGCGTAATCGCCAAACTCATATATTGGTCGCCTTCTGTATTTTGCGGAATTGTGTCATCTAACGGCATAGTAGTTGTGCCAGTTCCTAAAGCACCTGTAATAGTTGAAACAATTTGGATGGCTTGTCCTACCGATTGCCAAGCTGCGCCGTCATAATATTGCGTGCTGTTAGTTGCTTCGATATAAGCAAACTGACCTTCAGCAAGCGCTTTTTCACCTGCACCACCAAACGCTGCGTCGCGTGTAACCGTAGTAGCAAAAACAGGAATTCCCGTATTTATTTCGGTTTGCTGTTGCGCGGTCAAAACCTGCGACGCAACAAACGCTGGAACTGATGTCTGTGTGTTTGGCATATTGTCCTTTACATTACCCTAAAACATTGTCTGCATCAATGATGCCAAAAACCGCATCATTTAGCACAAGCTCATAAACCACTGTGGTAGGGCTTGTAAAAAGTGTGATCCTGTGCCCGGTATTGAAATCTAAAAAATGTTCAATGCCCTCGATAGCGAGCTCTTGCGCTAGCTCGGTTGTGCCTGCGCCGCTGGCAAAAGTTTTTTCTATGGTTATTGTGTTGCCAATTTCTATTGTGGCTAACACATCTTTTTGCGGGTTGGTCAACATATTAAATTGGGTTTGCACAGATGTATAGATCGGCTCAGGTTCAGGCACAAGCAAATATTCTGCAAGCGTTAAAGCGGCTGCATTGTTGTGCAAAAGGCTGTTGCTTATGTTTGTTGCCTGCACAAAATAAGTTGCTTGGCTTGCCGCATCATCAGCTGTTTGCGGGCTGTTACTGCCGGCAATAGTTACGGTTGCTCGATTGATTACGCGATCAGCTTGAAAACTTATGCCTACCCCGTTGTATTTAAAATTTGTGCCATCATCATGAAAATCTGCTACAGATCCGCTTAATGTGTTGCCTATTCTTGGCTCAAAAACTATGTTTCCTTCACGCGACATGTAAAGCCTGCCTTGCTCAGCAAGGTTTATATTTGAGCAATACTGGGCAACATTGACACCCTGATCAATCGTAAATGCGGCTGAACCGCCAAGTGTTTGTGTGCCAGTGCTAATAGATCGCTGGGCTATTGGAAAAGCTACTTCAGGCAGATCTAAAATTGCTGTAAGTCGAGCGCTTGAAAGTTCCTCGCTAACATTAAATTCATCTAAAACGGTTTGTGCCAGCAAATAAAATTGATCCGCGCAATAAACGGTAACGCTGTCCAAACCGCCTAAAGCAAAATTGTAGTCAAAATTAATGATGTAACCGTTAAAGATGTCTTGCGCTGCGTTGAAAGCATCGTAGCGTTGCAGTTTTACTTTACGCATAGGCGCTAAGCCGGGTTGCTGTGTAGTTGCATCCCAATAGGGCGAAAGCTGATCAAACGGATTAAAAATTCCTGTCGTATCAATCATTTGAAAAGTCATCGTGCCCGGTCCAAATTGATCGCCAATATCCTGCCGCCCGCGTTTAACGCTTACCGATGTGCAACCATCAAGCACCCCAGCAAAATTTGTTGTGCCATCTAAAACAAATTCTGTGTTATTTAAAACGCCCGCCGAAGCGTCATCTAAAATAAAAGCATCTTGCAAAAAACCTGTATCAATAAACAGCTCATAGTTACCTGAGCCGACTACAGCTACCCCAGCCATTACGCAATCTCAAACTGTGCCGGACCGGATGAGCGGTTATATGCTCGAAGCGCATTGACCACAGCACCGCCTATCTCTGCGCTAGTTGCTAGCCCGCCCGTAACATTGACTGTTACCGCGCCGCTGCCATCAAAACCGCGTATCCCGTCAGGTCTGCCGATAGATGGCATATTGGGCGCACTAACCGATGGTGCACCTATCGCCTCTGTAAAGCCCGCTGAGATGCCTTTAACATCGGCAAACTTTATGCCTTTGGCTGCCAGTCGAGCATTAGCGGCAGCTAGCGCAGCCTCTACGCCTCGCAAATACTCTTGGGCATTAGATACGCCTGCACCATAAAACTTTGACGCTGAGAGCTCACCTATGCGCTGAGCAATGGCTTGTGTTTGCTCTACAAGTGTGTTTGCCCGCAAAACATTTTCTGATGACGCTAAAAGCTCTTTAGCAATAGCTGATCCGCTATCAATGCCAGCATCAATAACTTGCTGTAACGCATCCTGAGAAAGACCGCTTGCTAACAGTTGCTCGACAAGTGCACCAAATTCTTTAGTTTTGTCTGCCTGTTTTTGTAGCGCACTAAAAAAAGATAGCCCGGCATCCTCGCCGCCTTCCTCAAACGCTTTACCAAAATTAAGTGCATCGGTTATTACTTTTGCAACTGATCCGCTGAAATCATCAAAACTATCTTGAGCGTTTTTAAGTTTGCTTTGTGCGTCATCTAATGCTTGCGCCATGTAAGTGCGTAAAGCATCGCTGGCTTCTTTAACTTTCTCAGCAAGCAAGCCTGCCTTGTCAGCGGCTCGACCTGCGCCGCTACCTACCTTCTCAACTTCCTTTTCGGTTGCCGCCATGTATTCAGCTATTTTTGTGCCACGAATATAATCGAGCGTAAATCCGAGCCTGCCCATTGACTGTGTAGTGTTTCGCGCCGAGTTACCCAAGCCAGTAGCTGCAGTAGTTGCCGAGTTTGTTTGATTTTTAAAGATCAGTAACGCGCCGCCTACCACTACTAGACCAGCTGCAATAGCTGCCGCTGCAACGCCCGCTGTGCCCGCTGTGGCTACCGCTGCCAATGATGCTGCGTTAGCAAAATTTAATGCTGTAGCTATAACAGTTACGGCGTTAGCTGCCATTTGTGCAACCTTGTATGCAACTACAGCTGCCGCTACAGCCGCTATAGCAATGCCTAGCCCTGTAATGATGCCGGTGTGGTCTGCAGCCCAGTTGCCAAAACTTGTAAGCAACGGCAACACAGCTTCGAGAGCTGGCAGCAACGCTTTACCAATGCTTTCTTTTGCTTCATCCAAAGCAACCTTAAGCCGCCTAAATTGTCCTTCAGCGGTGTTTGCTGCAACTGCAGCTGATCCGCCAAAAGTTTTACTTAGCGTTGACATCACTTGATCTAGCGATGCACCATCTTTAATCATTGTTTTTAGCTCGGGCGATAATTGCCCTAATGCTTTGTAATTACCGCCATAAGCTTTTGCTAACGCATCACTAACACTTGCAAGATCCATGCCAGTGCCGGCAGCAATATCCATTGCCAAGCCAAGCCCTTCATTTGCATCTGCAAGGTTTTTTGTGCCGCGCACCAATGAAGCAAACGCGGGGCGTAATTCCTCATCCGATACGCCGGTAGCCATTTGCATTGCAGCAATGCTTGCTTCGACTGCAGCAATCTGCCCTTGTGTAGCGCCTGTAACATTTTCTAAAGTTTTAGCCAAAAGTGCTTGCG